TGTAACTATACTATTAATATAACACAGTTTTTAGAAGTGTCAACCGTTTTGCTTATCTTTTTTCCATTTTATATATATTGTTTTGTTCGTTGAAGTAATGATTTCTGTTTGCTTTTAGTCTATTTTCTAACTGGTCATAATGTTTTATACCATTTGTAAGTATATTTTTATTTGATTCAATCATAGAATTTAGTCTAATATCATTATCTAAGTTATCATAACTATGATCAAATATATCATCAAACATATCAAATCCGTAATCTCTCATACTTGCAACATGATATTTGTTACTTACATATAATGCAGGATGCAGAGATACAAAACACTGAGTTGTTTTTTCTGTAATAAACGTATAAGGCAAATCGTATCTTGTTTCGGTCACTACACTAAATTGACATCTTTCAAATATAGGTTTCAGTCGCAAAAGATTTGCAGTATTCTTTAAAATGTTAATATTATTTAATTCATAATCTCTATATTCATTCATAGATAAATCAGTAAAATTAGGCAAGTGCCAGTTTCTTGCTTTATAACTTATAAGTCTACTAGGATAGTTTTCTAATGCTCTTACAGTGCGATCTCTGTGTGTTCTAATATTAAAATTTAGGCATAGAAAATTATAATCTTTTTTATTTGAGTAATTAAAATTTACATTATTACGTTTTAAATCTTGCATATGTAAACATGAAAAATCAGGATAGTAAACAAAATTTAAATTCGTATAAGTTTTTTCTAAACCTTGTACATCTGTATAAATTGTTACATCTTTGATAGATTCGCCATAGTATTTTATATAATTTTCTATCTCTAATACTTTTCCATCAACAAATGTAAGTTCATCTTGTATATAAATTTTTACAGGTGTAGCAGGATAATTTAGTTTCCATCCTGTTTCAGGGTTATGTGTAGATTTTAAATTATCTCCTCGCCCTTGTACTTGTATGAGTCCAGGTTTTAAATTTAGCTCATGTGGTTCAGGAATCATTTTATCATTACCTTAAAACTTCCTGGATTATGTGGTTGATTATCGCAGGATTTAGTATAAGGATGATTGTTAACCCAAGTCTTAAATTCTTTCATAATTGCTCCCTGCCCAGTAACTACAATTACATATTTGTATTTTGCAAAGTGGGCGTCTTGCATTTGATTATTAAAAATGTTCCAAGCAGTATGTATTGGTAGTCCATGCAAATCTAGTTTCATACGTTTATTTAATACGATAAATAGTACGTAAGGAAAAAACATGCCACGTATATCACTATGGAAAGACGGTGCTCACACCAACGATTATAGATTCTTTGATAGAAGAATTAAAGAAATGTTTACCATTGGTGGTACTGGAATTAATGTCCATAAGTATCTAGGTGTACAGAATCAGGGACAAAGTAACGACCCAAGTCAGCCCAATTATGTAGAACCAGATCCACTAGGAATTCAAGATTTTTTATTTTTAGAAAATAGAGATAGAAAATATGACCAAGACATATACAGCCTTAGGGGAATATATAGTGTAACTGATACAGATTTTGATTTATCGCAATTTGGATTATTCTTAGCAAATGATACACTCTTTATTACATTACATGAAAACGATATGCTTAATAATTTAGGACGTAAATTAATGCCCGGCGATGTCATAGAGTTGCCCCACTTGACTGACTTTAGTGCATTAGATGAAAGTGTAGAATTAAGTTTAAAACGTTATTATGTAGTGCAGGAAGGTAGTAGACCTAGTGAAGGATTCAGTCCAACTTGGTGGAGTCATTTGTGGCGTATTAAATGTGGGCCTTTAGTAGATGCTCAAGAGTATAAAGATATACTTGACTTAGTACAACAAGATAAAGATGGCAATGATACTACAAACACATTACGTGATTTATTATCTACTTATAATAAAGAATTAGAAATATCTAATAAAGTTGTACAAGCCGCAGAAAAAGAAGTTCCAGAAAGTGGATATAAAACAGACCAATTTTATGTTATTCCTACAGGCCCAGATGGTACACCACTAGAACCAAAAGGTGTCAATGCTGATGATACAAATCTTAATGCAGACAACACAGATGCAAGTGCCGATGCAAGGCGTATAACCCCACAGAATGCAAACGCATATAGCGGATATTTGGTAGGAGATGGGCTTCCGCCAAATGGAGAAAATGTTTCAATGGGTACTAGTTTTCCTGCAAACTCGCATGAAGGTGATTATGTGCTAAGATTAGATTTTTTACCTAATAGACTATTTAGATATAGCGGTTCACGTTGGATAAAGGTAGAAGATGATGTACGTTCTAAACTTACACCTGGTACAGGAAACACACAAAGAGACGGATTTATAAACAATACTGCAACATTTACTGCAGATGACAATACTACTGCTACTAGTAGGCAGTCACTTAGTGATGCACTTAAACCTAGAGAAGATTAATGCCACAACAATTCTTTTATGATGAACAAATTAGACGTTTTTTACTACAATTTATTCGTGCATTTAGTAACTTTCAAGTCGAGTATGGTAAAGATAGAGACGGACTTACTACCTTGCAAACTGTTCCTGTAAAATACGGTGATTCAACACGAATGGTTAGTGCTATATTAAGAGAAAATAGTGAAAACAAAATTATTCCTACACCTATGATTTCATGCTACATTACTGGTTTAGAATATAATCCGGATCGTAGACAAGATCCTACTTTTGTAGAAAAGAAGCATATACGTATGAGAAAATTTGATCCTAACACAAATGAGTATAATACACAACAAGGAAATGCTTTTACAATTGAACGTATGATGCCTGTTCCTTATACACTTAATATAAGTGTTGATATATGGACTAGTAATACAAATCAAAAATTACAATTGTTAGAACAATTATTAGTACTTTTTAATCCAGCATTAGAAATACAAAGTACAGATAATTATTTAGATTGGACTAGTTTAAGTTATATAGAACTTACCGGCACACAGTTTACTAGCAGAGCAATTCCACAAGGAGTTGATGAAGCCATAGATATAGCAACATTACAATTTATAGTACCTATATTTTTAAGTGCACCTGCAAAAGTTAAGAAATTAGGTGTTATTAATAAAATTGTTGCAAGTATATATGATGACCAAGGCGGAATAGCCGATGGTGTTATAGATGGTCAGATATTAATGGGCACAAGACAAAAGTTTACACCAATGAATTTTGGTATAATTTTATTAGGAAATACTGTACAAATATTAGACAGAAACGAGACAATAACTAATAAAGTAGCATATAGTCCTTTGAATGACCCTCCCACAAAAATTGGTAGCGATGATGTAAGTTGGGCTGCACTAGTAAATCAATACGGAGAATTACAAAGTGGTATAAGTCAATTACGTTTAGAGACAGGAGGTACTGCAGAAATAATAGGCACTGTGGCTTTCCATCCTAGTGACCCTCATAAATTACTATGGACAGTACAAAGCGATACAATACCAACAAATAGTTTGCCTGCAATAACAAAGATTATTAATCCACTTAAAAGTGCACCAGATGTAGGTCTAGCCAGCAGTATACTAGGTCAAAGATATTTAATATTGAACGCAATAGGTGATTCTAGTAACACAGATGGGCCTGATGCTTGGGGTGATCTAGTGGCAGGAGCAAATGATATTATTGAATATAATGGTGTAAATTGGCAGATTGCCTTTGATAGCAGTGAAGAAAAAGGTATACAGTATATTACAAATAGTCACACAAATCTACAATATAAATGGACTGGATCAGATTGGATAAAGTCATATGAGGGCGAATATAAGGCAGGCGATTGGTCTATAGTATTATAATAAGTATTTTACTTTTGTTTACACCTATAAATTTATCACACAGTGAATTAGTTGTAGTAGGCGGTAAAATGTATCAGCCTAATAATAATAAGAAAACTTATGGTAAACGTAACCAATTAACTAGACAACAAAAAATACAACAAGGTTTAATTAAAGAGCCAAGAATGGTTACATGTAGACTAAAAAAACGGGTCAAAACAAAATCAGGTGAAGAAGTTTGTATATATCAGGGACAAAACCGAACTTACGAAATGGCAATTGAAAATAAATGTCCCCGTGAATATAAATGTAAATATAATCCATATGGATCCGAGCCAAACATTGGAAGTGTAATCGATAGTTTAAATGAAGCAGTCAAGTAAACAGATAAATCAAAGTGTAGGTGCACTTTTTTTAAGTAAAAAAACAAGTAGATATCTTTTTGTATTACGCAGTGGTGCAAGATATGATAGCACATGGGCATTTGTTGGTGGCAAAGTTGAGAAAGGCGAAACTGAATATACTGCACTACAACGTGAAATTGTAGAAGAAATTGGTTTTATGCCATTAGTTTTAAAGACTATACCTGTTGAAAAATTCACAAATGCAAAAAATAATTTTACATATATAACTTACGTGTGTCTGATAGAAGAAGAATTTGTACCTAAGTTAAACGATGAACACAAAGGTTATGCTTGGAGTAAATTGACAAGTTGGCCAAAGCCTTTACACCCTGGTGTATTTACTACGTTACAAGTAGACGAAATAAGTGCTAAAATAAAAACAATAGAAGACTTAATGTGCAAGGATTAAGAATAGTGTACTGCACCTAAAGATGCTAAGTTATAATATTGTATTTTAGTAATTTCCTTTATGTTAGGAATCCAGTTATACGCTTCCGGCATAAGTCCTAAATCTTTGCATACATAATAAAATTCTACGTCATCGTATAATAAGAACAATTTTGCACAATCTTGTATAAATTTTCCATTTGCACCATCTACATTTACTTCCTTATATGCATCGTGTTTTCCGTAATACATATTATCATTTGGCGCATTATATGTAGTCATTCCAACTAAAAAGATTTTTTTATGTCCATCTGCACATGCAAGTTTAAGTGCTAACGTACCTGCATTATTAGGTGTAAAGTGTGGATATAAGTGAAAGTGTCCTTCGTGTTGTAATATATTTTTTACATTACTGAATACTATATTTTCTTTTCCGTACCCGTCATCTGCTATTTCACTACAAATCGTTTTGTTTGTACAAATTAAAAAGTCTGGAGTAAAGTCTTTATACAATAAATTGCAACCATAAGTTTGACCTACACTTCTTACTCCGTCCTTGCCACCGGTTTGTCCGTTTAATAAATTTAAATCAAAATTATCTCTGCTTGTGCTATTTCCAATTACGTGTGCAATACTATCATGATCATCGTTTAAAATAGTCTTTTCAACCCATATCATACTATCCGGCGAATTTCTATTTTTCCAACTTGTATTTTGAGAAATAGTCTCGCCTGTATAATCTTTAGTATAAAATTTACCTTGTGGCATTAAATTTTACCTACAACAACTTCTATTACATCTTTACCTGCACCGTATTTGTCTTCTAATGCTTTTCCAATAACACTACCTGTCATTGGGTTACTTTCTTCTTTCCATGCTTCTGCATGTCCTGATGTACCACTAGAAACCATCAAATCACCTTTTCGTATTTCTCCAATTACCTTGCAAGGCACACGCCCTATAAGTCCTACTGCTACACCGTCACTATTACTATTCATTAGATAAGCAGGATCTGTACTAACTATACCTGCTATTCTTTTATCATACTTAGCAGTGCATTCTGTAACTTCTTTTTCTCCACCAAAAACTAAAACGGTGCCTGCCTCATAATCAGCATCACTGGCATATTTCTCTGCTAAGTCAGCGTATTGTGCTGATGTTGCAACACCATTAAATGTTGTAGCATCTAGTTGACCAGAACTACTGTTAAAAGTTAAATTAGTACCTGATTTTGGTGGTAAATTACCAGTTGCGGCAGTTGTAAATAATACATTACATGATGTATCACTACTTTCATCTGCTACTGTTACAGTTGTTGCTATTGCGGCTGTTCCAGAAGTATTCTGGTTACCACTAGTGTTAACACCTGGTAAGTTAATTGCAGCTGTACCGTCAAAACTAACGCCACCAATATTTCTTGCAGTTGCCAATGCAGTTGCAGTAGCGGCATTTCCTGTACAACTTCCTGAGCTACCACTTGCATTACCAGTTAACGCACCAATAAATGTTGCTGATGTTAATGAACCACTACTAGGGTTATATATTAAGCCACTATCTTGTTTTACTGCTGTTAATGCGCCACTTGTTGAACTTGCAAAATAAATTAAAAAGTCAGTGTTGGTGCTTGTATCACTACTAATTGTTGCTCCAGCAGCCGCAAAAGATAAGTTACCACTTGCATCTGTAACCATTGCTTGTCCACTAGAACCATCTGCAGTTGGCATACTAAATGCTACACTATTAGATGTCAAAACTAGCCTAGACCCGCTTGAATGAATACTTTCGGCTGCATCACTAAATTGTATTTTTCTCGTGCTGTTTACTAATATGCCAGTATCAGCAACATGTGTAAGAGTTACGTCTTGGTCATTGCCTAATTGAATTGTGCCTCCGTCTGCTAGAAATAAATCTGAAAACTCTGCAGATGCCGTGCCAAGTGTTGCACCATCGGCACTACTAGGAACAATTGATGTACCAACTGTAGCAGTATTCAACACTGGACTTGTTAGTGTTTTATTAGTGAGAGTTTGTGTTGCAGTATTTCCTGTCAGTTCCATTGCACCGCCTGCAGTACTTCCGT